TAATGCTCCAAGATATTTATGGAACTGAAATCTTTCCAACTAACAAAAAAGAGTTGGATATATTGCGTTATAAACCAGTGCCTTTACTCAATATATCACTTTTAGAGAATTAATATTTTTATATTTTTATATTTCATTCTTCATTCTTCAATATCTAAACCCAAGTTAGAAAGCTCATCTGCGCGTTTATTTTTATCTCGATAAACATGATTAAATGCAATATAATCAAAATTCTTTGTTAATTTTATTACCTCCTTATGCAACTCTTGCAATAAAACATTATTAACCTTAAACTTTCCAGTTACTTGATTAATTACAAGCAGACTATCTCCATAAACTTGCAATTCTTTTATATTGCGACTTATGGCCTCATTTAATCCCAATATTAGTGCACTATATTCAGACTGATTATTTGTTTTCTTGCCTATATATTGCCACCCACACCACTCTTCTATATCTAATTTACTAATAACTGCTCCAATTCCTGATGGACCAGGATTTCCTTTACTGCAACCATCAAAGTGCAATACATATTCACATTTTGGATATATTTTTGCATACATTTCTTCTTCTTCTTTTACCGATTCTTTATTTGTAGGACTCTTATTTGTAGGACTCTTATTTGTAGGACTATTAGTAGTATATTTTTTAGATGACTTTATTAAAGCAACGCTACCTTTGGTTAATGCAATCTCTTTTGTTAAAGGGATTTCAATTGTTTTATTTGGGAACATTTATATTTATTATAGAATATATAATGTTTTTTTTAATTTAAAAATTTGTTTCAATTTATTATATATTTGTATAATAAAATGATGCCTACAAGCTTTCTAGTATTATTTTTAGCATTTGTTCTCTCTTGCAACACCTACACCAATGTAGTAGTTAAAGCAGACACTGAGTGTCCAGTTGTATCTAGTGTTGGTGACAGACGCGTCAATAAAAACTCATTGCGTCTAGTTCAATATAACGCTGAATGGCTTTTCATTGATTATTGCAGTAGTGCCAAATGCCCTGGTTCAGGTTGCTCGTGGGCAACTACAGCTGATGCTCAAACACATATGTCATACGTTTCAAATGTTATTAAAACATTGAATCCTGATATTGTTAACTTTTGTGAAGTTGAAGGATGTGATGAACTTAATATGCTAATTACTTCCCTTCAAGATACTACATATAAACCATATTTAAAACAAGGGACGGATTCAAGTACTGGACAAAATGTAGGAATGATAACGCGAGTCGACCCATTAGTAAATTTATATAGGACTGAAGAGCGTGCAAACTATCCTATAACTGGCTCCAAATGTGGTTATACTGGTGCCGCTGGGACCTCTGGTGTGAGTAAGCATTATATTACTGAATTTAATTTAGGTGGTTACAAGACGGCACTTATTGGTGCTCATTTGCTCGCCATTCCAACAGAACCGACTCGATGTGCTGAGCGTGAAGCGCAGGCACAGGTCTTGCAGAATGTCGTTGCTGGTTACATTACAAAAGGATATGAAGTTATATTGCTCGGTGATATGAACGACTTTGATGCTGAAGTGCTCGATGTAAATTCTGATAAACCGACTTCTTACGTCCTTGATATCATGAAGGGGCTCTATGGCCTTAAAAAAGGAACTTACACCTTGACAAACGCCGCGTCAAAACTGGCACAATCAGAGCGATATAGTGACTGGTATGACTCTGATGATAATTGTGCTACAAGTTCGCCAAAAGATTATTCAATGATAGACCATGTTTTAATGAGTTCTAAGATATTTGGCAAAATATCCAAGGTCTCTATTTATCATGGATACACAGAATACTGCGGCACAATGAACTCAGACCATTACCCAGTTGTAATCGATTTGACTTTTTAAATACGCGAAATCTTTTGAAAGGTGGTTTAAATATACCCACAAACAACAGCAACCAATTCATTATTTGCATTGCGAACAATTTGAAATGGTTTTCCGCAACCATATATTTTATTTTTTTCAACATAGAAGTCGCACAATTCTTTAGGTGAGTGTGGTTCAATTTGTTTGCCTGACGCAATTAATATGCCATGTCTAAAAATACAGCAATTTAGTTGCTCAATTAAAACCGGGTCACCGCAATGTGGACACGTTACAACAAGATTAGTAATTGACGGAGACATTTTATTATAAATATATTCATTAAATAAATATATTTATATAATAATTATTTTAGTAATTATTATTTATTCTGTTTTTTGAGCCAGCGTTCAAAAACTGATTTGTGATAAGGATAGTTATCAACTTGTAAACCACTATTAGCAAATTGTTCTCTTAATACATTATCAATTTCATTATGGTTAAACGCATCATCTCTTATTGCCAATTCTAATGACTTATCTATATTTTTTATTTTGTTAGTGCAAATTGGTTTACGACATTCTGGACAATTCAAATGATTCGAATTAATTGATTGATTAATGCAATTAATGTGAAACATATGGTCACATTCAAGTTTACAACAATGAACCATTTTATGCTGTTCTTCTTCAGGAAAAAATAAAGTGCTCCAACATATGCCACACATCTTGTTTAAAAACTCTTCATTATTTGTTTTATATAGTAAAAATGGTGTCTGATTATTCATTTTATAATTAATATATAATATTTAGTCTACTAATTTTATATCTTTTTCTTATAAAGTTGTAAAATTAAATTATTTATAGTTGCAAGAAATTATTAATCGTAGTAATCCACGCATCTATTAGTCCCGTCTCCGCAAATATATCTTGGTTACCATTCAAGACAAGTTGATTCGTTTTAATTCCAGTAGTCTCATCTAGAAATTCATTATGATACTTATGACATGAGTCCAAATAAGCAAATGGAATCACTTCTTCGCCAACACGCGCCCTCTTATGGATGCGTTCATAACACTTTTTAGGATCCGTATTAACATAAATTACATCATTCACTGGAAAGTCTTTTGCAAATTCGTCAAACCAATTCAAATATATCTGATACTTGACGTCTTCAATCTTGCCCTGGTCGTATAACATCTTTGCAAACACATATTTATCTGTATACAAACTGCGCTCGGTAATAATTATATATTTTTTAGGTATATTTCCTTCTTCCTTTTCCTTTTTTATAGCTTTCATAATTTCACGAACATTCTCTCTTATAATAGTTAACCTTGATATATATGCCATCATTTGAAATGCAAATGAATATTCAGTTTGATTTGCATAAAACTTCTGCAACATAGTGTTACCATCCTTATCTTTAATCTTCTCCCATTCGTCAACAGGCTCTCTTAGAAAACTTACATACTTGTTATCCTTAAATTCTTCTCTTAATCTTTCTAAAAGAGTTGATTTACCCGAGCCAATATTGCCCTCAATAGAGACAATTGTAAAATCACCATTGTAATTAAAAACGTGAGACATTCTTGTAATATTTTATAATGTTATTTTTAAATGAAAATCCAAATTCAATTTTTTACAAATTAAACTTTATTTTGATTTGATTTGATTGCAAAAAAAATTGATTTTAAAAAATCATTTAAAGAAATAGATACAAATATCATATACTTATCTAACAATGGATCTTAAACAAATAAAGCTATCAAAATCAGAATGGGATTCTATCGAAATCCCCGTTTCCGATAAGGAAAAGGAAGTTCTGTCGTTAATAATGAAAGGCTACGATGATGTAAATCTAAAGATTAATAAAACCGATTCTCTCTTTACTTATTTAAAGATAGAATATAATAGTGAAATCGAGGACCATCTATTTAATAGATATTTTGGAGACAAAATAAAGGAGTTAATTAAAAAATACAATCTTACTAATATCAAATTTGAGAAGGCAAAAGGCAACAAACATAAAAAACACAAGATGACAGCCGCTGCAACAGAAGCTGACAACGAAAAGAATGACGATGGCATATGTTATATCGATGCTAATCCTAATATCAAGCTTAAAACTAGGGACCAAATCCGTATTAATCGTATTGAAAATATCGACGAAACAACGTCGGACATATATGAGTTTATATTGCGAAATCATTTCGAACAATTATTAGCCGATAGACAGAAAGGCAAAAATAGTTGGATGGGTCATTATTACACATTAAGAAAGTTATTGGTTAATAATGTAGACAATCTTAATAAACATTTAAAGAGTATTATTATTTCCGTTCTAGATGTCATTGAAAATGAAGTAGACTTGGGTCACATTGTCGAGAATTCCGTTGAATACATTGAGAAAAATGCACACTTATTAAAGTATAGCGACTTAATGTTATATGAACACCAAAAAGATGTATTTACCGCTTCAAAGTCGGCCGGACCCAAGTTAATATTATATATTGCACCCACCGGCACGGGTAAAACAATGACGCCTCTTGGTTTGTCAGAAAGTCATAAGGTTATATTTGTTTGCGCTGCCAGACATGTTGGCTTAGCGCTGGCAAGAGCAGCAATATCAATCGGTAAAAAAATCGCATTTGCGTTCGGATGTTCAAGTGCCGAGGACGTGCGTCTGCATTATTTTGCAGCGGCCGATTATACTATTAATAAACGCACTGGAGGTATCGGTAAAGTGGATAATTCAAATGGTAGAAAAGTCGAAATTATGATTTGTGACATCCGGTCTTACTTACCAGCAATGTATTATATGTTAGCATTTAACTCAGCCGAAGACATTTTGGTTCAATGGGACGAACCTACAATTACTATGGATTATGATTCACATCCTCTTCATTCGGTTATAAAGAAAAACTGGCAAGACAATATTATTCCCAATGTAATCTTATCGTCAGCCACTCTACCAAAGGAACATGAGTTAATGCTAACTATTACCGACTTTAATACAAAGTTTGAAAAACCTAGGCGACCACAACCAAGAGTATTTAATATTGTAAGTCACGATTGTAAAAAATCTATACCAATTATTAATAATAACGGGCTAGTTATAATGCCGCATTACAAGAGCGACAATTATGAAGAGATTCTTAAGGTTGTTGAGCATTGCGAAGAAAACTTGACGTTGCTTAGATATTTTGATTTAAAGGAAGCATCTGCATTTGTAACTTATGTTGAAAAAAATAATCTTATAAAATCAGCTGCAAAGTTTGCTAGAAATTTTGCAAGCGTCGATGATATTGACATGACAAGCATTAAAATGCATTATTTGAAGACATTGAAGAATATTAATGAAGGAGGATGGTCGGCGGTTTATAGACATTTTATGGAGTCAAGACATAAGCGCATCGTACCTAATAATTCAATTGACGCCTCTGGAAATGCCATATCTAAATCAATCAGTGTGGGTCCAGGAACAACCTATAGAACAGGAAATACATCTATTAATAAAACCGGCGGAACACCTTTATCTAGAATGGCAAGTCAACAGGAGTCAGTAATTGCATTACCGAAAACAGAGACAACAGGCAGTTGTGCAATTTATATTACTACAAAGGATGCATATACACTAACAGATGGGCCAACTATATTCTTAGCAAATGATGTTCAAAAGATAGCCAAATTCTGCATTCAACAATCAAATATTCCAGCAGTTATTATGAAGGATATTACCGAAAAGATTGAATTTAATAATAGAATCAATGAAAGAATTAGTGAGATTGAGCATACACTTGCATTTGAAGAGGAAAAAATTACTAATAAACTATTCGGCACAACTGGTACGTCGTCAAAGACTAAGGAAAAGAAGAGTAAATTAAAGATAGCATCCAAAATGCTTGACCGCTCGCTCGCAGCGGATGAAAACCCCTCTATTGAAAAGCTGAGAAATACAATTGAAGAATTAAAAAATATGATTAGAAGTGCGTCTCTCAATGATGTATTTATTCCGAATAAATTGGCTCACATTGAGAAATGGGCGGAGGGCGTTAAGACTAGTGCTGCATTTACAAGCAATATTGATGAACAAACAATATCATCCATTATGTTGCTTAAAGATGTAGATGATAGTTGGAAGGTTCTATTATTGTTAGGAATTGGTGTGTTTACTGAGCATAAAAGCATTGCTTACACAGAAATTATGAAGAAGTTAGCAGACAAACAATTATTGTATCTGATTATTGCTGATAGCGATTATATTTATGGAACTAATTATCAATTCTGCCATGGATATTTAAGCAAAGATTTGCATTTGACACAAGAGAAAATCATTCAAGCTCTTGGGCGAATTGGTCGCAGTAATATTCAACAAGAATATAGTGTGCGTTTCAGAGATGATGAGCAGATACAAACATTATTTACAAAATTTAAATCAGAAGACAAGCCAGAGGTATTGAATATGAATATATTATTTAATTCAGGTAATTTAAAATGGAATAAGTCAACTTCCTCTTATGAAGAGGTCGCGCCTGAAAATAACGAGGTTGATTATGGTGACGATTCAGATGAGGAAGATGAATTAACTTGTGAATAATAGAGTGTTTATTATATTTTATTACAATCAATAAAATAAAAAAATAAAATAAAAATTAGCTTATTACGTAGTAATTTTTTATAATATATAATATTATATATTATAAAATGAAATGTTGCATTTGTGGTCCTGTTAAGAATTGTGGCAAGTTTTTAGACAAAGTATTTAAAAATATTGAAAAAATTGGAGAAATTTTTGATGATTATAAGATTATTATTTATTATGATAAATCATCAGATGACACATTAGAGAAACTAAAAAAATATAAATTATTAAATAATAGATTAGAATTTTTTGTTGGTAATAAACCTATATCAATTTACAGGACACATCGCATTGCTCATGCAAGGAATGTTTGTTTAAATTTTGTAACAAAAAATGTTGATATTAATGAATATCCTTTTTTTATAATGATGGATTTTGATGACGTAAATCATAAAAATGTCAAACCTGAAATACTAAAAAAATATCTGACAAGAACAGATTGGGATGGATTGTCTTTTAATACAACCCCAAAATATTACGATATTTGGGGTCTATCTATATATCCTTATTGCTTTAGTTACAATCATTTTAAACATAATTCTATTCATAATTATAATACAATACAAGACTATATAACTAAAAAATTAAATGCCTTAGAACCAGGTCAACTTTTAAAATGTATATCATCATTTAATGGATTTTCAATATATAGAACTAGTAAGTTTTTAAATACTAGTTATGATGGTCGAATTCGTCTAGACTTATTTCCAAAGCATTTATTAGCTGCTCATTCAAAAGCATCAAACTCAAATCTTATTTTTATTGATTTGAACAATGTAAAAGCTTATGCGGAAGATTGTGAACATCGCCCTTTTCACATGCAAGCAATAAAAAATTCAGGTGCAAAAATTATGATAACAAATGATGTATTGTTTTCTTAATGCAACTTTTATTTACCACTTTCAATCAATTCATCTATTCCTTTATCAAAATCTACATCAATTGTCCATCCCAATTGCTTAACTTTTTCATTACTAATATAATACCTTTTGTCGTTAAATGGTCTATCTTCAATGTATGTTATCCAATCATTATAATCTTTAGTTTTCTTTATTTTTTCTATTAATATATGAGCAATTTCCAAGACTTTGTATTCATGATGGTCGTCACTTCCAACATTGTATATTTCACCAATTTCACCCTTCTCTAATACTAGTTTTAACGCAGAACATACATCATTTACATGCAAGAATGCGCGAACATTTGAGCCATCACCTTGAATTGTTACCTTTTCATTTTGTTGCAATTGTTGAATAAATCTAGGTATTAATTTCTCAGGATATTGATTTGGACCATAAACATTATTACCTCGAGTAATTATAATTGGCATTTTAAACGAATGATAATACGACTTTGCTATTAATTCGGCAGCCGCCTTTGTTGCTGCATATGGATTTGTTGGACATAAAATAGAATTCTCATTCTTCTTCTCTTCATCACTATTTAACATTGATTCACCATATACTTCATCAGTTGATATATGGATAAAACGCTTAATTTTACCATGCTTGCGAGACGCTTCTAATAAAGTATGTGTTCCTTGGACATTATCATGTGTATATTGTAGCGCATCTTCAAACGAATTTTGAACGTGTGATTGTGCTGCAAAATGAATAATTGTATCTATTTGATAAATATTTAAAATATTTGCTATTAAATCATAAGAACATAAATTACCTTTTACTAAATGATAACGAGATGATTCACGGACTTCTACATTAACATTTGTTTCTGATGCACAATAATACATTGCATCTAAATTAACAATAATTGCGTCAGAATTTTGTTTGAAATAATAATTTACAAAATTGGAACCAATAAATCCGCAACCACCGGTTACTAATAATTTCATTATAATTAAATATTTTAAATTATATTTATTTTTTACCCGCAATTCTTAATAATGTATTTCTAACAGACTCCTTAATTGGCAAAACATTTGGCATTTGACTTTCTAATTTATTTGTATTTAAACAATTATTTGACCTCTTTGACGCCAAAATTTGATTCTGTTCTTCTATTGAAAAATTAGTCCATGTAAATTCCGGGTCTACTATTTCTTTATACATTGTTAATATCTCATTATGGCTAATAACCCCTGGATTTGTTAGATTAATTGTTCCAACTTGTCCTTTTAAGGCTAATTCAACCAACACCGGCAATAATTCATCTAAAACTGACATTGAGTTTGACATAGAACAAACCTTCTTATAAGTAATTATCTTTGTAATAAAATTGCGTGCACTATCTATTTCGTCCGTAATAGGCATCCGGATTCTAACATTTAAACTGGTGTTTGGATATAACATTTGCATTAATTGGTCTGTATATCCCTTTACAATGGAATACGATGACCCAAAAAAATTAGGCAAATCTGATTCCAAAAATCCAGCATTTGTATCTCCTAATAAATGCGCATCATCGTAATCAAAAATACATCCCGTGCCTAAATATGTAAAATGAATATTGTTTCTTTTACTTATCTCTGCTAAACTAATTGGACTAAAAAGATTGTCCTTTATATTATCTACCAGTTTACCAGGTTTCTCTAAATAATCAATTGTTCCTATTATTTCATTGTTATATACACCATGTGTTCGGCCAATAAAACTCATTATATGCGTAACATTTCCTATCAAATCTATTTCTTTTTGAATCATATTTAAATCATTTCCTCTACACAATGATATTACAACTTTTACATTCAGATTTTGCAATAATGTTACAACTTTGTTTCCTATCCAACCATTCCCACCAAAAACTAAGACGACTGGATTCATTTCGATTATATAATTATGGTTATGTATTTAAATTTAAATTGTAATACTATTATATAAAATAATATTATATATAATGTTATTAAATAATGCAAAAAAAAAAATAGAAGATAAAATATGGGATATTAAGAAAAAACAGCCGTATAATAAATTTAAACCATTTTATAATAGTGTTATTCCATTAAAAATTTACCAAACGTGGTATACAAAAGATTTACCACCAAAAATGAAACAATGTGTTGAAACTTTAAAGGCACAACACCCAAAATTTGAACATTTTTTATTTGATGATAATGATTGTAGAGAATTTATCAAAGCTAATTTTGAGCCAAATGTGTTAAACACATATGATAATTTAATACCTGGGGCATATAAAGCAGATTTATGGAGATTATGTGTTCTTTACATAAATGGTGGAATTTATATGGATATTAAATTTTCTTGCATAAATGGTTTTAGATTAATTGAATTAACTGAAAATGAACATTTTGTTTTAGATAGATTAGGACCATTATCAATTTATAATGCTTTATTAGTATGTAAAGCAAAAAATAAATTTCTATGGATGGCAATTTGTAGAATTGTTTCAAATGTTCAAAACAAATTCTATGGACTTAGCGCTTTGGAACCAACAGGACCAATATTATTAGGAAATATAATTTTAAAAAATAAATTAAACATAAATATTGATATAAAACATTTTAAACATGGTGATTATTTAATTTATAAGAACAGATTTGTTCTATCAACCGGATATCCTGAATATAATTCTGAACGAACAACAACATATAATAACATGAAATCTAATATTAAAAGATATGATAAAATGTGGGCTGAAAGACGAATTTATAAGTAAATATTTCGTTCATTCCACAATTCACTATAATGTTTTTTTTGTGAATATCTACATCGCTCATCATGATATCCAGAATAACATTTGATAACATTCTTATTATTATATGAAATATATTTACTATCAGCGGTTCCTGATTTTTTAAATCCATGTTTCATATCTAATGCCATTTTTTCTGCTTGTGAAAAATATTTACTTAATAACAATGGACCAGTTGGTTCTAAATATGAACTGCCATAAAATTTATTTTCCACATTTTTTACAATTTGATTTATTGCCGTTAATAATATATCATTGCCTGGTTTACAAACCATAAATGCATTGTAAATGCCCACGCCATCACAATCTAATACAAAATGTTCCTTGGTTAAAAGATTAATAAATTTAAAGTTATTATCTGGAATATATTTTATATCTAAATATATCCCACCAATTTTATATAAAATACAATAACGCCACAAGTCGGCCTTGTATGCTCCTGGAATTAATCTATTATATGCATTTAAAACATTTGGTTCAAAATGTTTACTTATAAATAATCTACAATCATCATCACTGAATAAATAATAATTAAAATTTGGATTAAGTTTTTTAATTTTCATCATTGCTAAAAACATCTTTGGAGGCAGATTCTTTGTTTGCCACGTTTGAAAAATATTTGCTGGAATTTGCATATTTAATGACATTATAATATATAATACATAATATAATATTGACTTGTTAACACAAAACTTTTACTCATAAACATAATTATATAATTTAATAAAATTTAAAGGCTATTTGTTATTAAATTATAATACAATGTCGCAAGAATCTACAAATATAAATGCAAATGACCTTATAAATGATGTTCAAACATTACATCGAATGTCTCTAGAAAAGGACAACTTGCTTATTAATATCACTGCCAAGTTAATTAATTTGGAAGACCAAATGAAACACTTGGTTGAACAAAATAACAATTTGAAATCTGAAATGTCTCGATTAATGGCATATTTTATATCGTTTTCTGTCGATGTTAAAAATGACTTGCACCATATTAAATATAAATAATTTAATGTCTTCGTTTAGTTCCACGATTACGTCTAGAACTGCGTTTAGAATGGCGTTTAGTTCGTCTGCCTTTTGCTGACGCAGTAGCACTTCTTGCTGACGCAGCAGTAGCACTTCTTGCAGCACGTCGGCGCTGAGAATTAGGTGACTCTGCTCCTGTTTCTACATATCTAATTCGTTCAATTAAAAATTCTTGCGCATTGCGGTCGTCAAAAATCTCTTCATTTGCTGCTCGGCGGACTTTATTCAAGTTTACACCTCTGTCTTTCATTTTTTGTAACATTCGTTCAGCTTTTCCAAAATCATCGTGGCCATTTGCTCCTTGATTTTGTGCAAACGCAACTAAAGCCTTAATCTCTCCATGTCTGGGTAAATGTGCCGGTAAAGTGGATGATGACATTATATATAATACTAAATATATTTATTGCTTTTTGCTTTAATAATTAAAAACTATTAATTTAATTATTAAAATTTGATATAAACAATGAGACGATAAATCGTAACAAAACGTTTAATTACTATACGCGAGGCCTCCCATACCACTCATGATTCTGAGCACGTTGTAGTTGGTGGCATAGACACGGACCTTGGCAGTCTTGGTTCCCTCAACTGTGGCGTTACTAAGAACAAGTTGGAGAGTGGCGTTATCTATTCTGGAGAAGTTGCACGTGCCGCTGGGTTGATGCTCCTCAGGTCTCAAGGCAAAAGAGTACACGTTAATACCCTCATCAGGGCATCTGGTGTGCGACTGGTAAGGTTGGACCCACGAGAAGTAGGTTCCTTCGCGCTCAGAGAAGCGGTCTTGGCCGTTAAGTTGGAGCTTAGCGGTGACGACGGGATTCTGTCCCCAGCAGTGGAGGTCAAGAGACGCCTCAGTCATGACAAAGGTGCCGGCATCGGAAACTGTGGAGTTATCGAGGTGACCAGAGGACAAATCCTTGAGTTGAGCAAGGATATCAGCGGGGATAGCATTGGTAGTGGCAGCATTCTGGGGAACAGCCGGGCCACCCATGTTGGCCTCATTGTAAGGATTGGAAGGACCATGCCAGTATCCAGTGAAACCAACGGGGATGTCATAGTCAAGAGCACCGGCATCATTGAAGAGACCACGAGCATCAATGAATGCACGAGAATCAGCAGCAACGGCAGCGGGGCCACCGAACGCGTGGATAGCGTTGGGCAAAGCATCAATGGCATCAGTGTAGTTGAAAGGTTGAGCACCTAGGACCTTGAACAGGAGAGCATCGCACACCAAAGATGAGCAATAGTCAACGTTCTGATCGGGCTGGACAACCCAGATAAGCTCCTTAACAGGGTGGTTAAAGTTAAGCTTAATCTTGTTACTAGAAGAACCAACAGACTCATCACCAGTGAACTGCAGCTGGGTAATGAGGTACTCATGGGGGTTCTGGGCGAATCTTCGGCGCTCATCAGTGTCCAAAAACACATAATCAACGTACAAAGAGGCAGCAACCAAAGACTGGTTATAGGCAATGGCAGCAGGCACGGGGCGGCCCGGAGTGTATTGGTTGTTAGCATAAGCAAGAGAGGCTTGACCCTTAGAAATATTGGGTTGAGCAGAGGCTTCTCCGGAGTTGCAAGACAAGGTGGTGACAGCCCACAAGCACTCATCAATAGGGCGGATATCAAGATTAATCTTGACCTCGTGGTATTGGAGAGCAATCAAAGGCAGAGCAAGACCGGGGTTGGTGCAAAACCAGAATTGAAGGGGGATATATAGGGTGGTCTCAGGGAGAGCGTTTCTGGGAGCGCAAACTTGACGAGGAGCCAAGGAGTCGCAAGGACCATCAACCTCAGAGAAAGAGGGGTCAGTGATGAAGGTAAGTTGGGTAGTGTTACCAATCATCTTGAAATATCCACGCTGTTGCTCAGCAGTCATGGTGAGCTGATTCCAGATGTGCATCCAGTCACCATATTGGCGGTCAATTCTTTGGCCACCAATCTCGACCTCAACCTGGGCAATAAGTTGCTCACCGGGGAAGTCCAACCAACGAGCATAAACACCAGTTGCACCATAACTACCCGAGAAGGAAGCGATGCCCATGAGCTGGTTAATCTCAGGGAGAGTCACCTGCAAATAGGTTCTGTAAGCAAGGTCACCATTTCTGGAGATAACGCATTGAACTCTGCGTCCAAAATCGGCCTGGCCGTTAAAAGTTTGCTCAATCGATTCGATGGCAAAGTTAGTGTACCTTCTGTAAGTGACCTTCCAGAAGGTGATTTGAGGATTACCTGTACATTTCCTCTACCTTATCTTTCAATAAGGATTAGACTATATCTTAAAATGAATTTATATCTGCATTTAATGCATTTGTTTTTATTTTTACTAGTTCTGTATTTAATATAAATTCACTCGAAAACCATTTAGTCGTTGAACCTTCTTCTTTAAATTTTTCTATTTTTTGAATAATATAATTTATTTGTTCTATATCTATAGATTTTTTAGATGAATTGTATTTTATTGTTACTGGCATCATATTTGACCAATTCCAACAATTTAATTTTTCATTTTCAATAGTTAAATCAAATTTACATACTGGAATAATGTGGTCTATTGACCAAAGGGAAGCATAATTATCCCAATTCATTTCTTCTGTAAAATTGTATTCAATCCATTCTCTAAAATATTGAATGTTACATCCAATATAATTCATAGTAGTGTCTGTTTTATTAAGAACATTTCTTAAACGGGCTGCCAATGATTTTTTAATTCTATAATTCATATTTGTATTATGTTCATTTTTGCACCATTCCGTTTTTTGTTCTTTTAAAAATTTTGGATAACAATCTAAGCAAATTTTTTTCTTATAGAATTTTTTTAACTTAGCAAAATTGTTTAATGTCTTTTCATTATCACATTTTTCACATTTTGCCAAACAATTTTCTATTTTTTTTTGCCTTTGAATTTTCTTTCTTATTTTATCCATATCATTTAAACATTTTTTACATGTATTAGAATGTGAAGTACTATTATATTGTCTAAATTTATCAATACATTTATTATTTCCACATTTAACACATTGTTGTTCTACTATTATTTCATTTAGAGTTTCCATCTTTTTTTTTCTATATCAATATACCATTTTATATTTAATATTCTTTTTATGTTACATTTATTTAAAAATTTTAAGAAGCTTGGATGCTCATTGCCCATTTTTTTCAAATATTTCAAGTTTGAATCTATCTTATTCATTTTTACTATACCCAAGTTTTTTTTCTTGGCCACAACTTTCTCACAAAAATTGCTTAGTAGAATAAGTTTTAGGGGTTTCAAGCAGTTTGATTTTCTCACTAGGGATTTTCATACTACATGTTTTGTAGTATCCCTAATTAACATCAGTGGTTCTAAATCTAGAATCCACAAAGGGTTTTACAAATATCTTATTTTTTCGATATTTCCCGATGTTTTTCTACCCTACAGGCTTTTAAGGTAAACATCTTGAGCGCCGTAAGCTACGAGTTGCATAAGTCCGCCTCCCATTTTATATAATCCCTAAAGAAAATAAATTTTGAAATTTTAATTTAATTGCTAAATTAAATTAAATTAAAACACACGTTTATTAAATGTTTACCTACATATTATTTTAATATTTTATTAATGTCGGCGTTGTCTTTCATAAATATGGACAAATATGATTCCTCAAATATTTCTTTTTTACCTTCATGATTTTTTGTAAAAATATAAGAATCATTTCTTTTCTTAATTGACCAACCATTTTCTAAAGCATTGTATAAAAATACCATTTTTTGAAATTTAATTTTATCTATTTCTATTTGTTTATTGTCAGTATTTGCCTTTGTATTTGCCTCTGAAACATTTATTTCAATATCCATTAAAATAACATTTGAAACAATAATTTATCTTTAAACTTATTTATATATTCTTTGTAAATTTCAAATTAAAAAAATTAATTCAATATAATATAAGTATTACAATATGCCATCTTTTAAGCCAAAAACTGCAAAAAAAATAAAGATTTGTAAAAGGTATTCAACCACATTGGATGGAAAGCATAAGGAGTTTATGAATGATTTTTCGAAAGATGAATGTGATACAATACCTAAATTAAAAGAAGAAAGATATTATTTAAAACAACAATTAGAAAAAGAAAATGATATTAAAATTTCTATTGAAAAAATAATGGAGATTAAAGACCGGCTTAGGGAAATTAATGAAACTATCAAGGATTTAAAGGAAAAGAAAAATAATTATTTCCTCGATAACTCGAAATATATTTTTGAATACTTTGAAAATAAAAAAAATATTGATAATGCTGAAATAAATGAAACTAACAATAGTAATAATACTAACAATAATAACAATAATAACAATAATAATAACACATCTAAAAGCCAAATGTTATTCAATTTCTTTAAAATTCAACGTGTTGAACAAGAACAAAATGGCAGTGAAAATAAAAATAAAAACATTGTTCAAAAATATTTATGCAATATTGATGAATCATTTCTTGACATGAATTCATTTATAAGAGTTACTGATATTTGTCAGAGTTGTTTTAAGGGCGAATTAATACCACTTGATGACGAAGGAGTTTTGATTTGCAATGAATGTGCTGTTAGCATTCCTTATCTAATTGAGAATGAAAAACCCTCATATAAAGAACCTCCCAAAGAAGTATGCTTCTATGCATATAAAAAAATTAATCATTTTAAGGAAATTTTGGCTCAATTTCAAGGCAAAGAAACTACTCAAATTCCCGATGATGTTGTTGAACAAATACAACAACAAATCAAAAAAGAACGCATTAATTTGGAACAACTAACACATTACAAAACTAAGGAAATCCTTAAAAAACTTGGCTTTAATAAATATTATGAGCATATAGCATTTATTAAAAATAAGTTGGGTATTAAACCCCCTGTTTTTAGTCCCGAATTGGAGGAAATTTTGTGCAATTTGTTTATGGAGATTCAATCACCATATGCAAAAACTTGCCCTGATTATCGTGTCAACTTTTTAAATTATTATTATGTTCTTTATAAATTTTGTGAATTGCTAGGTGAAGAACATTTCTTAGAAGATATACCCATGTTAAAAGATAGAGAGAAACTCATTGAGCAAGATGAAACATGGAAGAAAATGTGTGTTGAATTAGATTGGGAATTTATTGCAACCATTTAATAATTTATTTAGGTCTTATTGTCTTTCCTAACTTTCCATATCCAGGACCCTTGGTATAAGATAATGGATGACGATTATCACCATGTCTCCGTGTCTTTGCTAGGTTTCCATATCCAGGACCTCTGGTAACAGATAAGGGATGACGATTATCGCCGTGTCTTCGAGTCTTTGCCATTGGGTTAGACCTAGAGCCAGATGAGGAACCAGATGAGGAACTTGATTTTGATTTGGACCTAGATTTTGACTTTGGTGATTTTGACCTTGACCTTGACCTTGACTTTGGTGATTTTGAACTGGGAGAAACTGCTAAATCGGCTAATGTTAGTTTACCTTTATCCATAATATATTATATTGAGAATATTATATATTATTTAATTATTTATTTGTTTGGTTTTTAGCTACTATCTCATATGCGCAAAACCTTTTCATAAGCGTAGCGGAAAAGGTGGATTTTAGAGTCCGCCGGGGAATCCAACTAAGTTGGCACCAATACCAAATCCGGCACCCGTGCGTGCAGACACACCCATACTAGGAATATACGTGTCCAAAATGGCAAACGTGGCAGCGGCAGTTAAAGCAAGCAATATAATCTCCTCCATATTCAAAGACTTCTTGGGAATAGCAAAGGCCGCAATTGCAACCATTAAACCCTCTATCAAGTACTTAACAATTCTCTTAACTAGTTCAGCAACATTAAACATGGCCATTCTTATATAAATTAAAAAGAAAAAAATAATAATTTAATAAATTAAAACTTAAAACGAAGAACTAAATTAATATATAATGAGTGGAAAGTCAAAATCGAATGTTGCCAAAAAACTGGCTTTTGAACGAAAGTTGCGAAAAGATGGTTCAGAGAATCCTAAATATGTTGACCTATTGGAACTTGACAAGCCAATTGCTGGACAACAATTTGGTTGTTTTTCTTTTATTACCCCTGAGAAAATTTTGAAGCAAAGAGAGATGTTTTTATTCGAAGAATTCCTAAAGAAATGGGAATTTTCTAAATCTATGGAGAAGTTTCATCAATTTATTAATTTCATGTCATTCAAATACAAGTTAAACTTTGAAGATGTGATGAAAGATTACGAAGGATTTGTTAAGGAGGAGAGAGATAATATTGTTAGTTCTTCGATTGAGGATGATTATAAGACATTTTTAGATAAGAATGAGGATGAACTCGAGAAGCAGTTTAATATTAAAAATAACTTCCAGACTTCTGTTAGAGGTTTCAAGTCCAGAGGCAACTTTGCAACTCAAGAGGAGGCCGAGATGCGTGCCAAATTGTTGCGAGAGACTGACCCTAGTTTTGACGTATTTGTCGGCCCCGTGGGTCAGTGGTTGTGTTGGGACCCTGAGGCTTACAAGACTGGACGTGTCGAGTATATGGAGGAGGAACTCAATCAGTTGGCGCAGGAGAAGCAGAAGAATGAGTCTGTTGCCAAAAATGCATTTGAGCAGCGAGTCAAGGAGACAAAACAGAAGGCCATTGATGATAATAAGAAGAATGCTGAGAAGCATGGTAGCACTATTACTCAAGATATTGATAATGATGGCAATCTAATTGGTGTTGAGGATGCCAAGTTTTCCAAGACTGATGCTATTTCTGCGGCTGATATTCGAAGCGAGTTGTTTGATGGGGATAATATTGTTATTGGACAAAGTGATTATGGTAGGTCTGAATTGATTAGCGGTCCCTTTGCTGTTAAAAAGGAGGAGGATAGCATGGAACGAGTTGATTAAATAATTAGCGCGTTATTTAGGAGTCTAAGTACAATATAAAAATAGAATTATTTTTTATATTATATTATTTTAAATGAGTGAGTATAATAATAATAATTATTCAAATACAAATGCAGATGTAACTAATATGAATGCAACTGCAAATACGAATGCGACTATTAATACAAATACAAATGTAGATGCAACAAAGAGTAAACCAAAAATTTATGAAGATTTTTTGTTTTTTGGCAATTTCTTTGGTCTAGTCCCTGAAGCATATGTCAAATACTTTAATTTGTTTGCAATCCAAATTTGTTGCACACTTGTTTTTGCTGGCATTTATTATGCATTACTATGTAATTTTGATAAGTATTTTTTTATACAAGAAGGATTTCCAAAGAAACAATTCTTAGATAATAAATTGGGGATTGCTTTAATCATGTCAATTAATTTTCAAACAACTACGGCTTATGTATATATTAAATGTAAGACTTTTCTGTCTAGGTCACTTTTTGCATTACAAATAGTGTGTGCGTTTGCGATTACCTTTTTATTCTTTTTGTAAAATTTTTTTTTTTGTTTTAAATGTCAAAATTATTTACATAATTAATCCAATAATCTAATGTTAAATAGTGCAACATTTGTTTTCTTTTTTCATAATTTGTAAAATAACTATAATATTTATTATACCATAACAATAAATTATTTTCATTTATTGTTTCAGCATCCCATTTTTCAACTATTACAACAGGAAAGTCTAATCTTTCATAAATATCAGTATATGGTTTATTTTTTTTTATAATAGGTATTACTCCAATTAATAATGCTTCCCATAATTTAGGATTAACATCTAATCCTCCTCCATGAACACATATAGTAAATAAATATTTACCCATTATTTTTAAATATTCTTCATGATTTTTATTTTCATTTAAAATTAAAAACTTATTCCAAGATTGTTTACATAAATTATTGACGTGTCCTCTTTCTTTCCATTGTCCTTCACCATCTCTTGTTCTATTAAAGTTAGTAAATTTTAATGGTTTATTATTATCAATGTTTTCAAATTTTAAAAAATAATCAATGCTAACAGGGCATTCTTTCGGATTTATGCCTAATGGTATTGGTAATGCATTTTCTATTTTTTCATCTAAATTTTCAACAAAAATTTTATTAATAAATTTATGTTGTCCTAATGTTTTAAATTGTTGCAATCTGTTATGTTTTATTCCACCCATGCGCTTATCTGTATTATTTGGAAAAGTATAATCTTCACCTGAAATAATTAAATTTATAGGGTTTTTTAATTTTGGTAATATATTATCAATAAAATAAATTATTAATTTTTCTTTTAGTCTGGTATTTATAAATATTGTTTTTGCCAATTTGAGCGATTTATTAAAAATTATACAATTATCATTTAAAATAATTATATCCATATGTTTTGCCAAACCAGAGGCATGATTATTTTTCCAATTAAACATTCTTGTATTTAATAATTCCATATAATAGAAACTAATATATAAAATTTTTAAATGTTAATAATAATGTGTGCAATTGTAATTGCGTTTTTATTATTTTTGTAAAATTTATTTAATTGTCCTAATATTTTTATAAGCAATTTCAGCGCCTAACATAAAAAATAGAATATCAGTTATAGAATCAATTAAACTATCAGCTCCTTTCATTTTTATTCCTATGACGCCACAAGCGCCCTCAAATACTTCCCATATAAAACTAATTAAAAAGGCTGTTATAACAAATTGGTCAGGTTTCCATTTAAGATATAAATAAAGATACCCAAAAAATAAACCACTAAATAAATGAGTTATTGTCCATCCGTCTATATAAAAAATATAATCATTACTATTGTTAACAAAAGGTCTAAATAATTTGATATACGCGTATTTGGGAAAAAGACCACCATTTGCTATATTTTTTGAAAATGCTATAATTTTTGTTACTAAACCATCATTATTAATATTATCAGTGTTATTCATATAATTATTTAATAATATAAATTATTACATAATCAAATATTTTATTACCACTTGGTCTTTTTAACCGCAATTTTGGGGCCCTGACCACGTTTCTTCACATTATTTGGGTCATATTGTTCATCTTCATCTTCATCATTGATTGATTTGGATAATTCCCAGAACTCTTTTGACCCCAATCTGAAGTCATTGTGTGCGTCGGCTTTATACCAGAACACTTGGTCTTGTAATTTGTTGGACTTGGCGTTGTTATTTATCACCAAACATTCATAATTTTCGGTACATTGGTCCATCACTTGGCAAAATGACTCCAATGTGGGAAACATGCCTGCATAATTCTCGTAAATGCGCTTTCTATTGGCAATATACGGCTCTCTTAAAATAAAAACATAATCTATATTGGTTCTCAGTGTCGGCGGAATGCCTAACGGATATTGCATTGTGATGATTAACATGACCTTCCAATGTCTACCATTCATAAATAAAAGTCGCATCATCTTATCACGCGCCCATGTGTTGTCATATAAGCAATCATCTAAAATCACAAAGGTTCGAGGGTCAATCGTTGAGCGTTTAAATTGCTCCATTTCCTTCTTAATCTGTTTCAAAACCTGCCTCTGGCGCTTCAATATGTTTTCAATAATTGCAGTATTATATTCATTATGAATGAATAATTTGGGAACTAGAGCGCCATAAAATCCGTTACCTTCTTCTGTACCAGAGATAACTGTGCCAATCGGAATACTTTGTTGATAATACAATAAATCTCTTACCAAAAATGATTTACCAGTATCACGACGACCAATTAAAACAACCACAGGACCCTTTGATTCATTTGGCTTAAAACTAATACTCTTCATATCAAAACGTCTTAAATCTAAATTCATTATATTTATATTCTTATAAAAGAATTATTTTGTTCAACGCAATAACTAAATAATTTGCATTATTATTTTCCTATATTATCAAATTATTCTTATTTTGTTAGTTGTTTAGGAAAAAATGAGTTAAATATTAGTAATATTTATATTTTTATTTGCTAATGACAACCACAATGTTTAGTGTTAATTATCAAAAGAGAAAGAACTTTAATCTCTTTAACAAGTTTCAAACTAACAAACGGATTAACCTGTCAAATGTGCAGAACTATATTCCCATTTATGACAGATTTTTTGCATTAAATAACACCAATTGTAATGCAATCAATCTAAACCATTTATGGTCTGTATCTGATGTTAAAGACAAGGATAATGAGAAATCCGATAATATATTTACTTGCAAATTAAAGAATATTTCGGACATTGAGGACTTCACAATGACACAAAAAGTATTCTTCAAGATGGCTCCATTATTAGACCCATTCAAATACATAGTTGGCAAATACAATTACAATGACCAGACACTTTTCAATCTACCATCCTTTGATAAGTCCATAAATACTCATCCTAAACTCGAAGATACTAACAACTCTTCATATATTGACGGCTTCTTTTGTTATCTAACTAGTCAATTGTTAAATAGTCACGAATTCATTCATGGCGTTGATTATTATGGCTCTTTTTTGGCCATCAAAAATAATTATAAAGTTAATATAATTGATGATTTGGATTATTTAATTAAATCGGAATTCTTTGTCAAAAAACAAAATATTCTATTTAATGTTGAAGACTATAATCATTTAATCACCAATGATGATGATGTAAAAATATTGAAACCATTAAATATTTCTAATGGGTCGCAAAAATCTTTACTATCTGCTAAATCTATTGATGAAACCATTTTTGAGAATATTTTTATTCAAGAATCTTTTACTCAAGAATCTTTTGCTCAAGATAACAATGTTTGCTTAAATACTAGTGATGGAAATCACATCACATTGGCTGACGTAAAAAATATGAATGTTGAATTAGTAGATATAATGAATTCCAATCAATTTAATATTATTGAACAAAAGAAATCCGAAACACTTAAATCTGGTTCCACTTGTTCTTCAAGAACATCTCATACAAATGAAAATGATATAATAGATGATTGCGATGAGTGTGATAAAGTTGCAATCAATTCAGGGTCCGGTTCAGATAATGAATGTAATAATGAAATTGTCGACCTTTATGCTGATGCAAATGATGCAAATATAAATGATGCAAATGATATTGATAATAATAGTGATAATTCCAGTGATTATTCTGACATTGAAGAGGAAACATTATTTGCAACGTTCCCAAAATTCCCAGTACAAGTTATTTGCATGGAAAATTGTGAGAGCACGTTTGACGATTTAATTATGAATAATGATTTATCACACGA